CGATATCTGAACTGGTTTTGATGTCGACCAGCAAACCTTTGTTATGGTTTATAATATCAGCTTTTCCCTTCCAATCTAAGCTCATAATTTTTTGAATCTCAGGAACTTCAAACTCATTACCATCTTCATATATGTAGTCAAACATCTCCATGTTAGAAGTCATTTTAGTACACAGAAAGTCTAAATGCTCTTTTTCTTTTTTAAGCAAAAGTATCTCCCCTTCGTCTATTGACTCTTTATACGCTTTGGTGTTTCTTGATGCCACATCAATTACTTTGAACTCACTTAGTTTTTGTGGCTCTAATATTTTTGTGTGAAAATATCTACCCTCAAGCATCGGCTTTGTCATCGTTTGACTTACTCTAAACTGGGTAGGATTCTTTAATAGCTTTCCTATGTCAGAGTTTGATAAGAACTGCTTACCAAACTCTCCATAGTATTTATCGTCATCTTTTAATGCCTCTAATATAGATCCCTTATCCATTGTTTATGACTTTAGATATTTCCTTCTTTACTACAGCTTTCATCTTGTATTTAGTTTGAAGATTTTCAGCAATCTTAGTTAAGCCTAAAGATTTATTAGATGCTACGTATTTTAAAACTTTTTCCCAATTAGCATCTCCAATATCTAAAGTTATTAAAGTAGTCATAGATTCTTTCTTAGGTGGCTTTGCTGCCACATTAGTAGTTTCTATTAAATCTTCTCCAGCATACAAACTTAAGCCTAATCCATGCATTGCAATAGCTTTTGCTGTAGCTCTTTGAATAGCTGTATTAACATCCATAGTAGTGATTTTATCAATTCGTATTGAATTGTTTCTAAAATCTTTTATAGGAAGATAATCTATATGTTCTAATTCATTGACTACGATTCCTACTTTTACATATCCAGTAACCCCATCAGTGAACCAGTTCAGTCCAGTCTCAGGAGATTCATAAACATTTCTTTGTGCATCTGCGTGTTCTAACTTTAAGTAAGCCCAAGCATTAGCCCATGATAAATAATCAAGGTTTCCCTTTTTTTCTACTTTACTTTTTACGTTGATACTTACCAACTTTTTGAAATAACTTTCTTTACTCATTCTATTTGATTTTAATTAATAATTGATTTAACTTTAATTTTAGCTCTGCATGTTTCTGCAGTGCTTTTTCTCTTTTGTTTTTTAAATTTTGAATATGCTTATCGTTTTTACGTGTATTAACCTCTTTTTTTATTCTCTCTTCAATTAACATCAGCTTGTGCTTACAGTTTTCTACTGAAAGAATTAGACATCCAGTTAACCAGCCATTATACTTAAAAAAATCATACTCAAATTTATCGCATACCTTGTAGTAAGAGCCACCTTTACCTAAGTTTAATATTTCTATTCTGTCTTCAAATTTTTGAATCTTGACTCCATTATGGATAATGCTAATACCCTTTGGCATTTCACTTTTTACGCTGTTGTTAGATTCAAAAGCTTGATTAAATATTTCTTTTAAAGAATACATATTACTGTCCTAAAATATCATTAATCATACCTTTGAAATCAGAGTCACTATCTACAAGCTCCTTTGCTTTTCTATAGCTATAGATTATATTTGAGTGTGTAACTTGATGACCATTTTCTTCCATAAATCTCTTAATGTATGATACCCTCATTGGTCTTTCCATGCATAGGTAGTAAAGTAACTGCCTTGCATCAACAATGTCTCTTCGTCTTGTTTTAGTAAACATCTCATCTAAACTCAGATGAAACTTTTTAGCTATAGTTGTAGCATAAATATCAAAAATATCTTTCTTCATTTATTTATTATTTAATTTGTTTAATTCAAACTTCAAGTGATCAATAGCTTTTTGAATATCCTCATTAGGAGTTTCATGCTTTTTATAAGCTCTTAAAATATAAGTACAAGCTGTACCTAAATTATAATTTAAATCAAAGTTCGTTACTACATCTATTGCAGTATAGTTTTTTTTACCATCGTAATAAGTTGGTGTGTCAACTTTTACTTCGTTTGTATTGGTGGTAGTCCAATGTTGTCTTTTTATTGCCATTACGTTATGTTTTGTACCACAAAAACCCCCATGCGTAAACATGGAGGTGATTGTTTGAATCAACTACAATTCAGATTAAAGGTTAAGTAGCCAAGTTATAAGTCTGTAGAGCTGCCATCCAATTAGGATAGAAATTATACCCATTACAGACCATACTGCAAGTTTTAAGTTTCTGTCTTCTCTGCTCATTATTAAATGCCTAAAGGGTATTCGTCTTCGTCAATTTCTTCGTGCTGGACTTCAATAACTTTTTCTTCGTCATCATGTCCGTTTATTATATTAAAACACGTTGCCATGTGGATGGCATTATTCATTCTAACTGGGTTGTCAGGGTTCAGGGATTCAAAAAACTTTCTTAATTCTACGCTCATAATTTAATTATATTTAGTTTGTAAAGGTATTATAAATAATTAATAAAAACAAATAAAGATATGACATTGTACCCAAAAGGACACGATGTCATACCTAAAAAATGCTTGTTACGAATTAACAACAGAGTTATTTTCTAACACCATATCTATGAATTCTTTTATGTGTCTTTCCTCTGCATAATCATGTTCTTTCATAGCGTGTTCTAACTCCTCTCTGTCGGTTTCATCCTCGAAATTATAATACAAGTTGTCCATCCAAGAATGAATACAATCATTGTATCTGTACTCATGATAAGTCATCTCTTGATGTTCTACTGTCCCAGTGTGATTGAACTTAACTATACCTGCAAAATCATCTCCACACTCTTCATATTCCATCTCAGCTGTCAAGCTGTAGTGCTTACATATCTCTTCAACTAATGTTACTGGTGGACTCCATGCACTGTCTCCTGCAACAGTAAAAGTTTCTTCATCATCACATGGATAATCTTCCAAGTTGAAGTCCCACCAGCGTGTTCCGTAGTAGTAAAAATCTTTATACTTTTTACTAAGCTCCTCTTCAGTAGCTCCAATCTTACCCTTGTCCAGTACAAAGTCTCCAAACTCTACAAAGTAATTGGTTTTGTCATACTCCTTGAACTTGTTTCTTAGTTTTTTTAATGCAGCAGCGTTTCCATTAAACGTTACGTAATTCCAACAATTGTTTGCCATTTTATTTAATTTAAGTTATGTGACTTATGTCGTGAATAGGGAGGAATCGAACCTCCCAAGCACCATGCTATTCTGTAATTATTCTGATGATAACATCCATTTTACCTTGTTGTCTTCTACAACAATAGTCCCTGTGTCATCCCACTCTTCGCCTCTCCAATCTATGCGACCATTCAGTTTTAATCCCCACCCTTTAAAGATGTATTTAATGATGTATTCTAACCATTCCTTGAACTTGTAGAACTTCTCTCCACCATCCCATTCTAACCTATAATTTCCGTTTTGCTCTACAATCTCCCACTGCAGCCATATTGATGGCTTTCCGTTTGGCTGGTAGCCATCCTCGTGTCGCTGATTAGCAAACTTCTTATACGTTTCAACCATGTCCTTTGTCAATGGTTTATCAAAATTTAAACTGCCTCTAAAATCTGTACTGTATCCCATAATTATAATTTGTTTTTGATTGCACTACGATTAATAAAGGTCACTATTTGATTCAGCTCGTAAATCTCGTCACTACCTATTCTTTGACTCCAGTCCAGTATTCCTTTGACTGCAGCTCTGACTTCATTTAAGTCTTTACGTAATGATTTTACTTTCTTTTGAGACTCTAAATAGTCTCCCATTAATTCAGTGATTCTGTTGAAATCTCTGTCTTTTTGTGTTTCTTGATAACTGCTCATTGTATTAAATTTAAGTTATGGCATTATTGCCTTTTACCACCAAAACCCCACTCCGTTTTGGAAGTGAGGTAGGGGTGTTTAGGGATCTGTGGATTTTACTCTTTGCTCTCTGTTATAGCTTGCTCAATATCATCAATTGTATTTTGTGAAATCATGTCCCATATGCATACTCCACAGTGCGTGATAGATGTAATACTTATCTCAGCTGGACTACCACAATAGTCGTGAGTCTGAGGTTCAGCGTGTGCATACTCATAGTATACATCAAGCTCTATATCATCCACTTTGTAAGTGAATATTTCGTCATTCCAAATACTCATAAAAGATTATTTAACTGGTTAATACTATCGCTGAAATCTACTCCAGCAATCTCATTGGGATTTGGCTCTTCGCATCCTTCCATTTCAACCCACTGTTCATAACTTCTGTAGGTTGTACGCACATAAATAATAGACTCTAATGACTCTATGCTTGTGCCATTGATATTGCATACCAATCTCATTTCTTCTTCGGTTGCGATGCTCATTACATCGTCCCATACTTGACTGAATTTATCTATCTTCCCCATTTTGATTTCTTGTGTTTTTTGTTAGACTTCCAGTAGTTGTTCTTTGCCCATTTTTTTTTGGCTTTAGAGGTCTTGCATCCTCGTGATGATGCACAGCTCGTTAACGTGGGTGTAGCTATTAGCATACACATCACAAACATTAAAATTTTCTTCATAATTGTAGTTTTAAATATCTGCCAATATTGGCATTGATACTGGAGAAGGAATCGAACCTTGCTTACAACCATTCCAGTTGGTAGGACAGCGTGTGCTAAAGCTTGTGACTATAGTTCTCTGCTACCCACGTACATAAAGTCTCTCTATTGCCATCTGACAGCTCCATGAACAGATTAAATACATTCGCAGTTCCACCATGACCATTTCTCTTGTTGAGGTTCTGCCATTTAGCCTCTATATGATTAGCCAGTGACGTACCCTCTCCAAAAGCTTTTTGTATCCATCCAGCTGGGAAGTTATACGCAAAGTACATGAAGTTAGTGATTGAGTCAGTTGCAGCATCTCTTTTCTCTTCTTCTTCGTCATACTCGTCATACCATTCTGTCCATATGTACAGCTCCTGCTCGTGTGCATCGTCCAGTATGAAATCATCAGAATACATTCCTTCTTTGCTGTCAAAATCAACGTACTCTTCTTTGTGGTTTGTCTTTAATTATCC